CGTTTATCTTCGCGGCCGCCTGGGACGTGTCCGCTTTGACCTGCACGTCGATCGCCTTGATGGCGGCCTGCGAGATGCCGCCTTTCGACAGGAGCGAGTTGAGCACGCTGGTGATGGTGCCGCCGCCCGCGAGCCCGGCGCCCTGCATCTGGGTGATCAGCTGGCTGAGGGCCCCCTTGCTGAACGAGGTGCCCTTGACGGACCCCTGGAGCTGCAGGAACGCGGCCCCGGCGCTCGCGACCTGCTGGCTGGCGACCTGTGCGGCCAGGGACTGGCTGAACTGCTGCGCTACCGCAGGGAGGTCCGCGAGGGCTATCGTCTGCCCGGTCTCCGCGGCGGCCACCTGCTTCGGCGTGTAGGCGGTCTTCGCGAGGCCCGAGACCATGCTGCGGTAGTTCGCGGCCTGAGACCGGGAAGGGTCGTAGTAGCTGCCGATGCCCATCTGCTTCCCCTGCTGCATCAGCATCGCCAGTGCCGCCGGAGACTTCTGCGCGAGGGGCAGGAGCTGCTGGATCTGGTACCCGGCCAGCCCGGCTGCCTGCGGCTGGGTGAGGGCGCCGAGGGTGAGCGCGGTGCGGAGCTGGTCCAGGTTGGACTGCTCGGCGGAGATCAGTCCCTGCGGCCCGGCGAACGACCGCCACGCCGCGGACCCGGACGCCGACGTGAACGAGGTGAGATCCTGCGCCATCTGCGAGTATGCGGGCGGCGCGTTCAGCGTGTACCCGCCGCGGCGGGTGGTGACCGGTGACCCGCCGAGCATCCCGGCGAGTGTGGCCTCGCCGGCCGGGCCGCCGGACATGATCTGGGTCATGGCGTCCATCGCCTGGTTGACCTGCTGCAGGTTCTTCATCTGCCCGGACGACATGACCTGCTGGCCGGCCACCGCGGCGCCGAACGCGCCGCCGGACTGGGTCATCGGCCCGATGACCTTGAGGTAGTCGATGATCTGCTGCCTCGCGGTGCCGGTGAACTTCCCGGTGCTGTCGAACGCGCCCGACAGGTTCACCAGGGAGTTCTGCGCGATCTGGAACGCGTCGGCCATCGAGACGGTGCTGAGTTTCGCGTCGTGCATCAGGCTCATCAGCTGCGGGCCCGACTTCAGCAAGTCAGAGAACTGGGCAGTGAACCCGGCACCGGCCTGCACGTACGTGCCGTGCGCCTGCCTGTACAGCCCTTCCTCGACGGCCCCGAACCTGGATCCGCGGACCATGGGGGAGACGCCGTCCTCGAATCCCGGGGGAGCAGCCGTGGCAGCGGCCAGGCCCGTGACCTTGGTGATCGCCTGGCCGAGCGGCTGCCACGCGCCTGTGAACCCCGCTCCGGCGACCTGCTGCTGGAGTCCCGCGACCGTCTGCAGCGCAGCCTGGGAGTTCCAGCCCTTGTTCAGCAGGCTCCATTCCAGCATCAGCTCGGCGCCGGGGACCGCGACCTCAGGACCGGTCGCCGCGCCGAGCGCATCACCGAACCCGGCTATGCCGAGGCCGACGTCGCCGAGCGCGCCGCCGAGCCCGCGGGCAGCGATCCCCTCTCCGGCCCTGCCGATCAGGCCGCCGAGACCGCCGATCCCCTTGAGCCCGAGCATGCGGCCGATCAGCCCCTGGCCGCCGAGCAGCGCCGGCCCCCACCGTGACAGCGCCTCATACGACAGGAATCCCTGGAGCGCCGGGCCGGGAAGGCCGCCCGTGACCGCTGACAGCGCCCCGGTCGCCCCGGTCAGCCCCGACAGCAGGCCGGCGCCGACGCCGGGCAGGTCCGGGCCGAGGTTCAGCAGGACGTTCCCCAGGTTCGCGCCGATGTCGCCGAACTGCCGCAGGTACCCGGTGCCGCCGCCGAGCAGGTCCGTGATCCGCTGGCCTTTCCCGCCGCCGGTCATGTTCAGCACCGTGGCCGCCGCCGCCCGGTCCAGCATCGCCAGCGCCGAGGTGCCCTGGCCGATCAGGCCCTGCCCGGTCCCGGACTGCACCAGCGCGATCCCGGCTCCCGCCAGCCCGTACACGCCGCCTTCAGCTGCGGTCTGCGCGGCCTGCAGCGCGTTCCCGTATTTCCCGCCCGCCAGGAACCCGCCCAGGGACTGGTTCAGGGCCGGGCCGAGCGCTTCCGAGACCGTGTAGACAGCCTGGGCGCGGGTCCGGAGCTGCTCGAACCCCTGCGCGCCGACCAGCGCCGCCGACCCCGCCGCGACCAGCGCCGGTATGAAGGTGGAGGAGATCTCGGCGGCCATCATCCCCCAGAACCGCACCGCCGGCCAGCCGCCGCCGGCCCACGGGACGAACCCCCCGCCGGCACCGCCGCCGCCGCCTGGGCCGCCGGCAGCACCGAGAGCAGCAGCGACAGCGGCGGCAGTGGCGCCGGAACCTGCCTGGCCGCCCGTGCCGGCACCAGCCAGGGCCGACCCGATGGCGGCGGCAGCGGCAGCGGACGCCGCCTGGCTGCCGCCGGAACCGCGGAGGGCAGAAGCCACGGCGAGCGGCACCGCCGCGCCGGCGGACGCCGCGTTCAGGTCGTTCAGCGCCGCGGTGAGGCGCCCGACCGAGTCGATCGTGGCGTCGGAGATCCGCATCCTGCCGCGCAGGGCCGAGTACGCCCCCAGCGCGGCTGCCGCCCGGTCTGCCGCGTCTGCCTGCTCGTTCAGCAGGCGGGTCATCTCCGCCGCGTTCCCCGGATCGCCGCCCAGTGCCGCCCGCGCCGCGGTGACCCGTGCACCCCCCTCAGGCGGGGTACCTTCAGTCACGTACCGGACCCTGACCGTGACTTCCCGCGAGGCCGGCAGGGTGCCCAGCGCTGAACGGACAGCAGCGATGTCTGCGAGCGCCCCGGTCACGTCGGCGGTGACCCGGATCTCCTTCGCGTCCGGGAGGCTCCGGAACCCCTGGTCGATCCTGCGGACCGCGGCGAGCACATCCCTGTCGACTGACGCGCTGAACGCGATGTTGGCCGCGATCATGTCCTCGACAGGGCCGACATACCCGGTAGCGTCAGCGGTGAAGGACTGCTCGACGTCGGGGAGGTTGCCCGGCACGGCTCACCCCGCCCCGGCACCGTCGCACCTGCGGGGGAAAGCGGCTCTACGGGTCGTACGGCCTGAAGCCCTCCAGTGCCGCATCACGGAGGCCGCCATCCCTGACGGCCTCATCGAGCGTCGGCCCCAGGAACGGGTGCGCGTCGACGACCAGCCTCGCGTGATACCAGGACCCGCCCGAGTCCACCCAGTGCATCACCGCGCCCTGCGACGGCTCGACGACGCAGCCCCACTCCAGGAGCTTCGCGTGGGGGGCGTCGTTCCACACCCTGGCCCGCGCCCGCAGGGCGCCGGAGCCCCGGCTGTACCGCATCGACCCGGCGAGGGTCCCTGACGCGGACGCTGGGGGTGCCCCGTCTTCCGCCTTGTAGTACTGGCCGGCCGCGTGTGACGAGCGCTGCAGGGTATCGCGTGCGGTCCGCTCCGCGATGTACCGGGCCATCGCCTCGGCTGCCGCTGCGGCGCCTCGTGACGCCCGGTCCCTGACGTGCCGCCAGTACGCGATGTTCTCCTCCGGAGTCACGGCGCCTCCTGCTCCCCGGGAAGGTGGACGCTCCGGTAGCAGTACCGCCAGTCGCCGGGACGGCCCGGCCCGAACCGGAAATCACGGGCCGGCTGGCCGCCGTGCCACCACCACACAGGCTTCCCCATTGCCGTGAGATCGGTCACCTCGGCGGCGACGCCGCGCGGTACCCACCCGCCGAGATGGTCCAGGAACACCCCGAAGGCGGCATGTTCCCGCCAGTACGGCCACGCCTCCTGCCATGACCTGGTGTCGGGGAACATGCCCTCGGCGCAGCGGACCTCCACCGGGCAGCCGGTCAGGTCGCTGAACGGGTACTCCCTGGCGGCAGCAAGCTCCGCCGTCCAGTACAGGGTCATCGGCGCCATCAGGTACAGGACGGGGAGAACGCGGTCAGCCACCGCCGGGACCGTGCCGGGCGAACTGGGGGCCGTCGCCCGCTGCGGCACGCCACTGCTCCGCTCTAGCCTTCGCCTCGCGCACCACCGGCAGCCAGTCGAAACTGTCGAGATCCATGCTCTTGACGTCTTCGGGCGTCAGCCCGGGATAGGCCGTCATGAACGTGTCGACGTCCAGCATCCACCGCGGCATCCCCGGCGGCAGGCCGCCCCGCTGTCCGCGGGTGAACAGCCATGACGCCAGGTCCTCTACATCCCTGTCCCTGGCTCCCCGCCGACCGCGGCCGCGGGCTCTCCGCCGGCCGCCGGCTCCGCTGGCGCCGTCTTCCTCGCGACGGTTTTTGGGGCAGCCGTCACGGCCTCGAACAGCGGCTCGACTTCAGCGGCCAGCGCGTAGTAGTCGTCGAGGTCCAGCACCGACCCGAGGCACTCTTCCGCGTCCGCGATGTTCTGCGCCGGCACCGGGACGCCGGGGAATGACCATGCGGTGATGATCTGCTTCAGCAGCGCGACCCGCATCTGCTCCATCACCGCGCCCGCCTGCCTGCGGGTCTCGGTGCCGTCCGGCCGCGTCTCGTAGGTGACTGAGAGCGCGTCCTGGACAGCGAACCGGTCAGCGACCATCAGCTTGTCCCGGTAGTCAACCCAGTGACCGCTGGGAAGCTCGGCACGTGGCATGGAACTCCTGTCTGACGAGTTGATCTGCGCAGCCCGGGTCCCGCCCGTGAAGCGCATTGTCGCGGGATGGTCACAGTCGGGGCTCCGGGAGGATTCAGCGGTGCCCGGTGTGCGGTCTGCTGTGCGATTATCGGCAGTGACGCACGGAGGGCCGTATGGGTACATGGCGGGCGGCAGTCATCGCGCTGGGAGCTGCCGCTGTCCTGCTGGCCGGATGCTCGGCCGCCCGCCAGGCCGCTGCAGCGGGACAGTCCCGCGCACCAGGGGGAGGAGCATCCCGCACAGTCACCGCGTACGACGACGCGAACGCCTGCACCGCGTTCTCCGACGCGCTGAACGGCGGCGTCCCGCCCGCCATTGAAGCCAGCTACGCATCCCAGTACGGGCAGCCCCTCAGCACGGACGACTTCGTGACGGACGCCGCCTATAACGCCGACCCGCACCTCCAGGCGCTCGTGCAGCAGTGGCGCGACGCGGGAGACTCCAGCCCCGCGGAGCCGGGCTACTTCGAGGCGCTCGGGAAAGCAGAGAACGCCGTGAAGACATGGTGCGCGAAGCAGGGAAGCCCCGTACACAGCGGATAGCGACCCGGCAGGCAGCACGTTCCCGGCGTTACGCCCCCCTGACTGCTGTTAATACGTCGGAGTCGAGTTGAGCAGGGTGAACACACCTGGCCCCAGGCCGCCTGAGCCGCCCGTGTCCGCGCTCGTGGCTATGCTCTCCCACTGGTTCGCGAAGGCCATCAGCATCTGGCCCCGTTCCGGCTTCGCCTTGGTGAATGACGCCTGGCTGCACCGGAACGTGACCTTGAGGTGGCTGGCCCCGGTGAGGCCGTTGTCGAGCACTACGTACACGAGCGGCTGGGTGTTGTTGAGCATGTAGCTCAGCGGCGTCTCGTCCGTAGGGTCGGTGAAGTTCAGGGTGCCCGTGATGTCCAGGTCCCCGCGGGCGATGACAGCCGGGTTGGCGTTGCCCTGGAGCGTCCAGATGACCTGCAGCTTCCGTTTCACGGAGATCGCCAGTTCCCCGATCGTCGTGACCTGGTTGCCTGCGGCGGTCCCGCCGATGTAGACCGACGCCTGCCACGCGGCGACCGGCAGCGATGTCGACACCGTGTTGGTCGGGGCGGCCGTCGCCGGGAGGGACAGGAAGCTGTTGCCCTGGAACCTGGCCGAGACGAGCTGCTCGCTGTTGAGGGTCAGGTCGAACTGGGAGACGCACGCGAACGGGTAGGCACGGGCACCGGACGTGTTCGTCCCGGGGCTGCCTGCGAAGTTGAGGTTGGTGTTGTCCGTCAGCGTGTGGGTGGGTGGCTGTGACCCGGTGATGCCGCCGTACCCGAGCGCCGAGTTCAGCATCGCAAACGTGTGGGTGAAAGGGCTGGTGACGGTTGTCACCGTGGCGCCGTTGGCGTGCGCGAACCGGAGAGGGTCGCCGGTGAACGCTATGGTCCCCCCGGTCCACGCCTGGGAGAGGATGACGACCTCGGAGACTCCCCCGGAGTCGATCTGGACGGTGCCGCCGTTCGGGTAGGTGGTGGTGGTGCCGCCCGTCAGGACCGCGACCGTGCCCCCAACAGCCAGCGCGCCGTTCAGGGATGTCCCGTTAGCGGGGGAAGACCCCACGGTGGACAGGTCCCCGAAGATGTTGTCGAGAAGGAACCCGTAGGTGTCCAGGAACGCGGGGCCGCCGAAGGAGAACGTGGCGTCTTCCGGCCCGAGCACGTTGCCGTACCGGAGCGCCAGTGATCCGCGGATTGCCTCGTCAGGCAGGAACCTGGGGGTGTCCTCGGGCGCGAACGAGCGGGCTTCCTGCGGGATCGTGTTGGTCGGCAGCAGCGCGGTGCCTGCGGTCAGCTCGCGGGCGACCCCGAGCCATGACCTGTTGCTGGGCGCGACGGCC